AGCCTCTAGGTTTCCTTGTAGGTCTGTTTGGGTTTGTTGGTTCACGTGGTGCTAACTTGAATTTTTTGGTTTTCTAGTTCCCTCTTAATTACATTTGTGCCAGATCTTGTAGAGCAAGATGGCCTATTCAACAAGGGAGATACTGTTAGCCCTGTGTATACGGGACAGTCGTGTGCATGGAAATGGTACCCTGCATCCTGTGTTGGAGCTAGCATCAAGAGAAACACCTCTCCGCCTTTCGCCAGAGGACACTGTAGTTCTGCGTTATCATGTGTTGCTTGAGGAGATAATTGAACGAAATTCAGAGACATTTACAGAAACTTGGAACAGATTTATAACACACACCGAACATGTGGATCTGGATTTTAACTCAGTATTTTTAGAGATATTTCACCGTGGAGACCCAAGCCTTGGGCGCGCGTTGGCCTGGATGGCCTGGTGCATGCATGCCTGCAGGACATTGTGTTGTAACCAGTCTACTCCTTACTATGTTGTGGACCTGTCAGTTCGTGGGATGTTAGAAGCCAGCGAAGGCCTGGATGGTTGGATTCATCAACAGGGCGGCTGGTCTACATTAATTGAAGACAACATTCCTGGATCCAGAAGGTTTAGCTGGACTTTGTTTCTTGCTGGACTGACTTTGAGTCTGTTAGTTATATGTAGTTATTTATTTATCTCCAGAGGAAGACACTAATCTATACATTTTCTCAGCACTTTATATGAATCAGGGTCATTGGGCCTGCGGGGAACTGAGCCAGTAGGATATTAGGCAAGGGTGACACAGTGCCCATGCATTATAATTTAACCAAACAGTGGTCGTGAGTTTTAGGCCGGCCATGGGGGCTTACAAGAATAACATGCCAATGACCCGGCCCCCACTTTTAAATTCTGTTGCAGCAGATAGCTGATACCCAATGTTATCTTTTGCGGCAGAAATTGAAAGTGCTGGCCATATCTACAATTGGGTGTCCTAGGTGGGATATACGCCTGTGGTGTTCTAACGGGAAGTGTGTAAGCACACACGTAATTTGCAAGCGGTGCTTCACGCTCTTCGTTAAAATAACACAAGGACAAGATACTAAAGAAATAACTGAGGTGAGTGTGGGAAGATGGGAATACTATGTGTTATGTTAACGGGTGAGAGCCTATACTGCAGCCCAGACTCGGGGGGAGGAGGAAATGGTAAGAGTTATACTCTACTTATCTTTTTTGACACTACAGTTAACTGTTATGTAACAATGTTTGCTTATTTTCATGTTCAATAAACGCTATGTTAATGATGAAGAACCTGTGTTCTTTGGAAGTGGGCCCAATGGGGTAGTAGGTTTTGGGAGGGTGCCGTGCTAGATATTTCAACTGCCACAGACCCCATTTTGTCCCACCTGTTACCACATTCTAGGTCCTGCATCCAGTGGGCCAGGTGTCTCACCATGGCTCTTTCTAGGTGGATACCACAGTCCAGGCCCCCAAGGCTACCGTGCTAATTACCTCCTCATGTCCACCCCCACCCTGTGTTACTGTCGCCTGATTATCCTGGCTTAGCAGCCTCCAAGTTTTACAAGACGTCCCATTGCCCTGCCCTTGGTCCAAGTCTCGCCGGTTTTCAGCAGCCTGTTGTAGCCTGCCCCCAAGTTTCGCAGGTTTCCCCCATGCTTCCACCCGTTAACCCAATAGCATGACAGCCAATCCAACACGAGGCAAGTTTTAAGAGTTAAAAGCAACTACTGTTTATTTTCCAAAATGAGCTGGGTATAGTTGATGATCTGTAGGCGCAGCTCATCCCCACATTCCAGGTCCTTGATGGCCTCGTAGATGGCATCTTCGTCGACATTGACAGCCTTCTCATATACCGTGTCTCTGGGGCTGACCTTTATACAGAAGGCGTCCCCTACTAGGTCCACGGCCAGCTCGTAGGTGGGGCCTATGTTTTCACATAACAGTTTCAAGCAGGTCTCTGGGATGTGAAGGGAGGTGCCCTGGAGCAGGAGATGCATGATTAGGCGCCCTTTTCCATTTGTGCTGAAGATGGGGCAGATGGTGCCACAAAAGTGTCCGGTGACCAGGTAAGCGTAGAGAAGGCTGGGTTGGGAAAGTCCAGCCTTTACTGCACTGGGAGAGCTGCTGAGCAGAGACACATAGAAGGTCTTGTTGGGTATTATCTTGTGGACATTGTTGAAGAAGGAGAGCTGGGTGGAGCTAAACTCCTGAGGCACATGAACCTGGGACCTATTGATGCATGTCTCGCAGTGAGACCCCAGAGTCAGGCTGTGGCCGAAGGGAGACAGGCGAAGGCAGCGCCCGGGGGAGAGAGTGCACAGTGACAGTGGGAGAAACACGGCCTCTGAGACATGTATGGGGGTGTTCATCTCACGCAGAAAATCTTTGCCCAGCTCAAAGTTGGCAGAGATTCCCCTGAAGAAGTCCCGTAGTGAAAAATGGGATCTGTCTACACCATGTCTGGTGTGCCGGGAACATATTGAGCGGGCCACACTGCCAACCCTTTCCATTCTTCCCAGCTCTGAGCGAGATTTTCCACACCTGGACACCGACTTCACGCTATGCGCCGAGGCTTTTGAGGCCGTATAGTTTCTGTGGTGCGGATGCATTAGGCGGCGCAATGTGGGATCTGCCGGCCGCTGTCGGCGTGCATCCACGGCCTCTGGGGTGACCGGGGCCATCGGTTTTACTTTTCACACGTAGACCTGGGAAGTTTGATAGGACTGTACCAGGTCAAGGCCGTGGATGCGCAGGACCACGTCCAGTTCCTTAGTGACATCCACGAGGATTGTTTTGCCCACTCTGGCCACTTGTGTGGATTTAAATATGTACACAAGCGTAATTAACGAGTCACAGACCCCCTGTTCCAGATTCTGACCGGCTGCAAGCGCTGCCTTAAAGGCCTGGAAGCTGGGTGGGTAAATCTGACCAAACAGCACACTCGGATTCGTGATGCTGTGGTTGATGGCACACAGGGGATCGCAGAACAGGTGCTTGTGGAAGTCTTGCGGGGTGCACATTTGCAGCCAGGCCCTTAGCCTGGGGCATGGCACATCTAGCAGCGTGTTTTGGGTCTTGATGAGGAACACGATCCTGTCTAGGATTTTGATGTTGTTGCCGAATGAGTCCAGAATTAGGCTCTTGAAGCGGTCAAGGGTGTCCTTGGCGTCCGGGTGGGCCCCGAGGCTCTCGCAGAGTGGGCAGATGGTCCGTGAGGCATTCTTGTGCCTTAGTCCAAACATGGGGGCCAGGAGGCAAGGGCCCTGCGAATGGTCGCCAGCCTCCGGTCTGGGGATGGCCAGGGCCAACTCCGCCAGCTCATCGCCGCTGTATTCCGCGTTTAAACCGATAGCATGGTGGCCTGGCCCCCCGAGCAGGTCCGTCCCCTGCCACGTACCTAATAGTAGTCCACAGTAGTCGGCCTTGGTTGTAATTTCAGGAGAGAGTCCTCCCTTTTCGGCCCTGAGAAATGGATGCTGAACTCGGTTTCTGGTAGGCAGGTGGCAGCACAGGGCGGTGTACTGGCCCCTGCCGACGTCCCCTGGGACATCCTGGGAATCTTTGCAGGTTCTGGGTCCAGGGAGGGTAAGAAAAGTGGGGGTGGTTCTGGGCCACATGGACTTGAAGCAGAAGTTGGCCGGGGACTGGCCGGTGAGGATGGATTTCAGAAACTCCAATTTGTAGTAGCCGAGGTTGGCATTTCTAATCATGTCAGAAGAGGACACGGGGAGGAAGCACCGGCAAATGTAAAAGTGAAGCTGGATGTCAATGGCCAGAATCCTGGAGGGCATGAAGAGGGAATCCAACCCCCCGGCCATGGGGAAGTATTTTATCAGGATGTGTAAAAAGTCCATGCCCGTGATGAGGCTAGAGATCCAGGCTCGTGGGGCATTTAGACAGTAGTAGCAGAGCAGGGCATAGTCCTCAAAGAAGGCCACGGGGGCATCTGAGTGATTGACCAGGGTGTCGAGCAGATCACAAACTCGGCAGGTGCTGGCTGGAGAGAGGGACTCGTAGGTGTGGACGAGTGGTGGGTAGGCTATGCCTTCTTCCGCGTTGGCTGGAAGATAGGAGTGGGCCATCAAAAGGCCGACTGCCTCGAACTGGCTTTTCAGATTGTCCACGGTCCAGGGCACAAACTCCTCCATCTTTGGAGTTCTGCCCGCGGTCTGTGCCACCTCTGTTACGCCACTCCTCGTGAGGGGGCAGCTGGACAGTCTTTTTCCGGTCAGGCGGTTTGGCTCGTTTGCGCTCGTGACTTTGTGAGCCATGACACATCTGGGTGGCAAGGTGAGGTCTTCTGGGTTTTTAATACCGGGGTCGGCACCAGGTTCTGGGACACTGCCACAAGGACAAGGTGGGCTAGCAAGTTCTCGAGTCTACGGAGACTCCGGGGGCAGTCTTTTGAGTTTCTCGCCTATGATCCACCCCAATCTCGCCCCCCTAATTGCGCCATCTGCCTACGCGAGGCTGAACCTCCTGAATCACTGCATCTTTCTCGAGGCGTTTAAAGAAGAGAATAGTGGCCAGGGCCTCGGTGGGGTCCAGCGTGAGGTCTTATTTTTGAAAAGGGATATTATAAAACAGGTCATTGCTCGGATTGTGGCAGCCGATAGCACCCTAGATCTAGTGAATCATGGCGAGCCCGGAAGAGAGGCTCCTAGACGAGCTCAATAACGTAATTGTGTCATTTCTGTGTGACTCTGGGTCTCTGGAAGTGGAGAGATGCTCCGGGGCGCATGTGTTCTCAAGGGGCAGCTCCCAACCCCTCTGCACCGTGAAGCTGCGCCACGGACAGATTTACCACCTGGAGTTTGTCTACAAGTTCCTGGCCTTTAAGCTGAAGAACTGCAACTACCCCTCCTCGCCTGTGTTTGTGATATCCAACAACGGCCTGGCCACCACCCTGAGGTGCTTTTTGCACGAGCCGTCGGGTCTCAGATCGGGCCAGAGCGGCCCTTGCCTGGGTCTCTCAACGGATGTTGACCTACCAAAGAACTCCATCATTATGCTGGGCCAGGATGACTTCATTAAGTTCAAAAGCCCCCTGGTCTTCCCTGCTGAGCTTGATCTCCTGAAATCTATGGTGGTCTGCCGGGCCTACATCACGGAACACCGGACGACGATGCAGTTTCTGGTGTTTCAGGCCGCCAACGCCCAGAAGGCCTCGCGGGTCATGGATATGATTAGTGATATGTCTCAGCAACTGTCTCGGTCTGGTCAAGTCGAGGATACGGGCGCCAGAGTCACAGGTGGAGGAGGTCCCAGGCCTAGCGTCACGCACTCGGGGTGTCTTGGGGACTCACACGTTAGGGGGCGCGGTGGTTGGGACTTGGATAACTTTTCAGAAGCTGAGACCGAAGACGAGGCGAGTTACGCTCCTTGGAGGGACAAAGACTCGTGGTCGGAATCCGAGGCGGCGCCGTGGAAGAAGGAACTCGTGAGGCACCCCATCCGCAGGCACCGGACACGCGAGACTCGCCGTATGCGCGGGAGCCATTCACGGGTGGAACACGTGCCCCCTGAGACCCGGGAGACGGTGGTGGGGGGAGCATGGCGTTATTCTTGGCGCGCCACACCTTATCTGGCACGGGTGCTGGCGGTCACGGCCGTGGCCCTGCTCCTGATGTTTCTGAGGTGGACCTGACGTTGCCGGCCCTTGGGGAGCGGGAGTTCTCCAGGCTCCTGGATCTGGGGCTGGCCTGCCTGGATCTGAGCTATGTGGAAATGAGGGAATTTGTGGTTTGGGGCAGGCCCCCAGCTTCTGAGGCGGCTGTGGCCTCTACGCCAGGCTCGCTTTTCCGAAGCCACTCGTCCGCCTACTGGTTGTCGGAGGTGGAGAGGCCCGGGGGCCTTGTCCGCTGGGCCAGGTCACAGACCAGCCCCTCATCCCTGACCCTCGCGCCCCATCTTGGCCCGTCCCTCTTGTCCCTTTTAGCGTTCACCGGTGGTGGGTGTGGAGCCGTGGCATTTTGCAACGCCTTTTTCCTAGCTTATTTTTTGGTTGTGCGGTCTGTTTTTCCCGCGTTTTCCGATAGAATAGCTGCCTGGATCTGCGCCCGGTCCCCTTTCTGCGAAAACACCCGGGCCGTGGCCAGGGGTTACCGAGGCCTCGTGAAGAGGTTCTTGGCATTTGTGTTTGAGCGTAGTAGCTATGACCCCCCCTTGTTGAGGCAAAACTCTAGGCCTGTGGAGCGCTGCTTTGCCATCAAGAATTATGTCCCGGGCCTGGACTCACAAAGCTGTGTGACGGTCCCGAGCTTCTCCCGCTGGGCCCAGTCTCACGCCAGCGAGCTCGATCCCCGGGAGATTCGCGACAGAGTTACACCAGCGACTGCACCTTCGTTCGTGGCTGATCATGCCTCGGCTCTATTGGCCTCCCTCCAGAAGAAGGCCTCCGACACCCCCTGTGGGAATCCCATTCAGTGGATGTGGTACCGCCTGTTGGTAAACTCATGCCTGAGGAGCGCCCACTGTCTTTTGCCTATACCTGCCGTCTCTGAGGGGGGGAGAAAGACGGGCGGGGGCGTAGGGGAGGAGCTCGTGGGGGCCGGGGGGCCCTGCCTGAGGCGGGATGTTTTCGTGGCGATCGTAAGCCGCAATGTTCTCTCGTGTCTGCTGAACGTGCCTGCCGCGGGTCCCTGGGCCTACAAGTGTTTCAGATCCCACGCCTCCAGACCGGTGTCTGGCCCGGATTACCCTCCCTTGGCCGTGTTTTGCATGGACTGCGGTTACTGCTTGAACTTTGGAAAGCAGACAGGTGTGGGAGGCAGGCTCAATTCCTTTAGACCCACTCTCCAGTTTTATCCCCGTGACCAGAAGGAGAAGCATGTGCTGACCTGCCATGCCAGCGGCCGTGTGTACTGCTCCAACTGCGGCTCTGCGGCGGTGGGCTGCCAGAGGCTGGCTGAGCCACCGAGCGCCCGCTCGGGCTGGCAGCCCCGAATCCGGGCAGTGCTGCCGCACAACGCGGCCTACGAGCTCGACCGTGGCTCCCGCCTCTTGGATGCCATCATCCCCTGCTTGGGACCCGACCGCACTTGCATGCGGCCGGTGGTCCTGCGGGGGGTGACGGTCAGGCAGCTCCTGTATTTAACTTTGCGGACAGAGGCCAGAGCCGTTTGCTCCATCTGTCAGCAACGCCAAGCTCCAGAGGACGCCCGCGACGAGCCTCACCTGTTCTCCTCCTGTTTAGAGGTAGAATTGCCACCTGGTGAGCGGTGTGCGGGCTGCCGTCTCTATCAGACGCGTTATGGCACGCCGGCTGCCCAAGCCCACCCTCCAGGGGAGGCTGGAGGCGGATTTTCCAGACAGTCCCCTGCTTCCTAAATTTCAAGAGCTGAACCAGAATAATCTCCCCAATGATGTTTTTCGGGAGGCTCAAAGGAGTTACCTGGTATTTCTGACGTCCCAGTTCTGCTACGAAGAGTACGTGCAGAGGACTTTTGGGGTGCCTCGGCGCCAACGCGCCATAGACAAGAGGCAGAGAGCCAGTGTGGCTGGGGCTGGTGCTCATGCACACCTTGGCGGGTCATCCGCCACCCCCGTCCAGCAGGCTCAGGCCGCCGCATCCGCTGGGACCGGGGCCTTGGCATCATCAGCCCCGTCCACGGCCGTAGCCCAGTCCGCGACCCCCTCTGTTTCTTCATCTATTAGCAGCCTCCGGGCCGCGACTTCGGGGGCGACTGCCGCCGCCTCCGCCGCCGCAGCCGTCGATACCGGGTCAGGTGGCGGGGGACAACCCCAAGACACCGCCCCGCGTGGGGCACGTAAGAAACAGTAGAGGGCACGAAACATGGTGTATGCACTTTATTAATAAACAATTACAGATACAAAAACTTGAGTCTCTCGAGGTCTGCGATGAGGCGGTGGGTGGAACGCTCCAGCTTGCGGCGAAGCTGGCTCACGAAGCGAGACAGGACTCGGCTAGCCTGACTAAGGGTGAGGCTATAACGCAGGTCCTGTTCCGGGGCGGCGGTGGATAGAGAGGAGGGGGATCCGGAGGGGACCACTAGGTCGCCGGAGGTCGACCCTCCTGTCACCACCTCCCTGATAATGTCTTCAATAGACAGAAATTGGGTGACCACTGAGGGAGTGTTCCACAGTAATGTTGTCTGGTCGCTAGATGGCGCGGGTGAGGCCACGCTTTGCGAAAACGAAAGTGCTTGAAAAGGCGCGGGATAGCGTGCGCTACCGGATGGCGGGTAATACATGCTATCCTTACATTTTGGCATTTTGGGCAGCTGGGAGGCGGCGGATGGGGGTGCTTCTTTTTGCACGGTGTATGTTTGGGGACCCGCATGCCGGTACTGGGATAGGCGCACCTCGGGCCGCGCGCCAGGCTCCGAGCCGGAATGCATTGGGGGCAATGGGATTGCGGGGGATTGTTGCTGTCTGCTCCTGACAGGGAGAGACACGCGCGGCGGAGATGCAGCCGACGGCGGGGCCGCGGTGGGCTGCCCCCGAGGACGGGCGCCGGCCGCCAGCGCCCCCGTGGCCTTTGGCACGGGCCTGGCCCCCACCGCTTTCATTGTGGGGGTGGGCAGGGCAGCTGCATCTTGGGGCCTTTGTGCTTGCGTTTTTTGGGGGCGCGGTGCCAATGCACCAACTGGGGTGTGCGCCGGGGCGGCCAAGCCGGACCCCAGGGCGGGTGCCTGGGGGATGGGAAGGCCGGACGGCGCTTCTCCCGGGTCGAACGCTGGAGTAGCGGAGGCTGCTGCGCCGGCGGCCACCACGGGCGCACGGGGTCGCAGCCCGACGGCCGTGGGGAGGCGGGTGGCGGAGGGCCGAATCTCCGCGGCTTCTTCCCGGCCCCCCTGCTGTTTCTTCTCCCGTTGCATGATAGAATGGCCATAGGGTGGGTCCTGAGAGGAGGCTTGTGTGTCCTGGGGCTGGAGCCCAAAAGTCGTTAAAGATGCCGCTGATGGTGTGGGAGCTATGCCTCCCGTCGACTGGCCGGGCTTGTAGGGGGCTGAGGGTGGATAACTGGGCTTCTGTGAAGGCACCAACCCTGGAATCTGGATGGTATGTTTCTTCTGTGACCCCGAGGCAGTCGATGGTGTAGAGTGTGGAGACAATGTGTAGACGATGGGCCCTTGTTCAGAAGCCCAGGGACTTGAGGGGGGCTGTTGTGGTGCTGGTTGGGGAAGGAGCTCCAGGGAATCTTTGGGCCATGGCCTTGAGGAGCTTCCCGGAGACCGGTCTGGGCTCTCGGAAGCCCTCGTTTCGGCCCCGAAATAGGGCCTTGCCATCAATCGGGGGCCTGGGAGAGTGATGGGGGCGGCCAATCCCGGGGTAACTGTCGCGTCCCGGGGGGAGGAGGTAGGAGACAGCCAGTCCCTGGGCCTGCCTGGGGCCACCTTCTCTAAGAGAGGGCTCTGTGGGCTGGGAGGGCCAGAGGCCTCAGATTCAGCAGTAGTGCTCCCCTTTTCCCCCTGGTCCGTCTCCCCTCCTCCCAACTGCTGGAGCCGGTCGGAGGAGGCCGGGGTGTTATCTGCTGACTGAAACCCGTCCCCGCTGACCAGTCCGTGCCCCACCCTTGGGGGGAAACCGGAGAACAGCTCCTGGACGTTGCGTGGATTCGGGGGAAGCTGGTATCCAACCGGCAGTGGAGGATCTTCGTGCTCGTAGAAGGAGGGGTTGAGTACATCGGTCGGCCATCGTGAGGCCCCGGCCGCGTTAAAGTAGAACTGCACGTCCGGCAGATTGTGCCGATAGGTGAAACACTTCCAGATGATGTTTTTTCTGTTGGCCAGGATGGCCACGGTGGGGGGCCTGGCCTCCTTAGGTTTGGCGGCCCTGGCCTCGGTGAGAAGCTCGCGTAGCCACACGGCCTGGCGTGCAAAGATGGACATCTCTGGCTCGAAAGACTCGGAGTAGCCGTCCAGGTCCTGCAGAAAATTCAGCGAGATGGTCTCCACCAGGGACCGGAAGGGCTCAGAGTGCCCGTCGCAGTAGAGGAGGGGAGCAACGACCCTGACCTGTCCCAGGGTCTTCAGGTTAAACAGATATTGAGAGGAGACAAAGAGAGTTAGGGGCCGACCGAGGAAGGCCGCCGCCACGGCCGCCTCAAAAACGGAGACGGGGATGGTGTCACCGGAGCCCCTCTTAGGACCGGTAATGGGAGTGCCATAAGGCATAAGATTTCTCAGGGCCCGGCCGGTAACGGTGCCGTAGGAAGACGGGGTTTCGCGGGGGACCTCGAGTCCCTCCGCCCTGGGGAGCTCTTCTCCGCGTGTATAGGCCTGCTTCACAAAGTCGCGCAGGTAGTCCTGAAATGCGACCGGGCCCTCCAGCGGGCGCAATGAGTGCCAGAGCTGCTGAAGGGCCTCGGGGGCGAAGCACCGGCGTGCGAGGAGCAGCATGCAGGCTCGGGCGCGGGCCGTGCTTTGGTTGTGGACCAGGCCCAAGAACTCGGGGTGCGGCCAGAGGGCGGCTCGGGTATCCATCTCCTCCCAGGCGTCCTGGAAGAAGATGAAGCCGGTGGGTGGACCGGCGATGCGGTGGCGGGTGAGGCGGCGCGCGTCTTCCCCGTCGTTGCTGCCGCGGGTGGTTGAGGGCATGCCCCCCCTCCCGGAGGCTGGACTCCTGACCAGCCTGTAGGTGAGGACCGAGTCCGACAGGAGGTCTCCCAAACCCCCATCTCTCGCTAGAGCCGAGACCAGGCCGAGTCCTGCGTAGAACGATGGGGCGCCCAGGAAGGCGGCAGCGTAGGCCGGATGTGTGCCGACCAGCAGCGCCATCATCTCCCGTTGTTCCAATAGAATAACTTCCCGGTCTGTGGCCGGGGCTGGATAAGGGGGGTGATTCCTAGAGGCGATGAGACTGGCGTGCGCTAAAAGTGTCATGGCCACAATGGGGTTGTCTGCCAGGTCTTCCATCAGGGCTTTGGGCGCAGAGACGTATTCCCGAAGCAGCTCCCCGGCGTTGGACTCCACGTCGGGCCAGGTGTCCCAGTAGGAGTCGGCGGCGGCGGCGCTGAGGCGGGCGGAAGCTACACTGGCCAGGGTTCTTCTCCTCCTCTCTTGGTCATCCTGCGGGGGACCAATAGCTTGGGGGCGTCCGGCTGGGGTCAGGGAAAAGGCCTCTGGGTTCTCCAGCACGGTGGGCATGACATATTCCAGAAAGTTGTGGTAGACGGGGATGTAGTTGAGCGGCTCCTGGGTGTCTGCGGAGACGTAGGCCGGGTTAAGGGGGTCGCAGGGAGACTCTGTTTCCAGCCAGAGGGTGCCGGCGTATTTCGCCGGCCCTGCCGCCGCCAGAAATTGTGCCCGCCGGGTCGGGGCTCCATTGCCCCATCCAGTTGGTGGTGCCGAAATCGTGATGAGGAGGGGCAGGTTGTTGGTCAAGGGATGCTTAACGAAAACGGTAGGCTGGGCGGTCTCGTAAAAAGCCAGGAAACTCTGCTTGGCCGAGGCATAGCGCAGCAGCTTGTCCTTGAGGAGGGCATACTGGGAGCCAGCCGAGGCCCCAAGCGCCAGGCCCCTGGCAGCCTCCACCACGATCTTGAGCTGGCGCGGGTCGGTGTGGCCCCTGGCCTGGGTGACCAGATCCTGCAGCGTTCCCTGCAGCTGGGACTCTTCCTGGGCCTCCTGGATGATGGCCTCCAGTCGGGAGAGGCGCCTTTTCCAGTCTGCGACGGTCTCCTTGCCCCCCGCGACCCGCTTGGGGTCCAACGTGGCCAGAGCCAACCTCAGCTCCTCCATGCCATCCATGGAGTTCTGGGCCATGCCCTCGACTTCCAGGAGCCGTGTTAGCTCATGAATTTCACCGTCAGCCGCAGCGGCTAGGTTCAGCCAGGCACCCGCGCCCCCAGCTAAGGCCAGGGCTCCTTCGGAAAGACCCCGCACGGCCTCGCAGATGCCCCGGATCCACTTGGCGGCTGCCAGGGATTTCCGGTAGGGCCATGAGCCGTTCCCGGCCGCTGCCCGGGCCAGGGCGGCCTCGAGGGGAGCCTGGACAGGGGCTTTGGGCGGGGAGGGAAGCAGGCTCCGGAGTTCATCGTCGGGGGCTTCGTCGCGTGACCTGGAGAGGACGGCCTCCAGAGCCGTGTGAAAGCCCCGCCGAGTGCTTGCCGCCATCTCGTGGGCCTTCGCCATCAGGGTCTGGCTCTCCCGGACCTGCTCTTCCAGCGCCCGGACCTCGGCCGCCTCGGCCTCGGTCAGCAGCTCCGAGAAGAAGTCCCCCGTGGCCTGGAGGAGATCGTCCCGCTCTCGCCTTGTCAGCAGCTGGGGTTTCTTAGGCCAGAGCGCCGAGTCCGAGGCCAGCCTGGGCGGGGCGGTTGCCTGGGGGATAGTTGGAGGAGGAGGCAGGTTAGCCTGGCCTGGGTCATTAGTGGCTTCGGGTAGCGTCCGATCCACGTACTCGCTCACGATGGCCGTCAGGGCAGCCTCGGCTGATCGTCTTTTTTCCAGAAGCCCGGCCAGCCCCCGCTCGTACTCCGCGTAGGGGGCCTCCAGATCCGTGTTGACCACCGCTGATTTCATGTCCGGGGACTGCAGGGCCTGGCGCGTCTGCGCGAGGGCCGAACGGATGGCATCGGCCGCCGTCCTGGCGCGAAAGAGGGCCCCGGCCGCTTCCTCCGCTCCTCGCCCTCCTCCTCCTTCTTTGGCGGTAGCCGCGGGGGTGGCGGGCCAAGCGTCCAGTCTGGCCAGAGGGCCGGTCTCGATCTCCGTGAACCAGCCGGGTTCCGCGGCCTCCATTCTCTCCGCCGCACCACCATCGTCCACGAGCAGGGATCGCAGTCTCTCCCTCCTGACCCTCGTTATTCCCAATAGCATAGCGGCAAGGATCTGTGTGAGGGAGTCCAAGATGTCCGTGTTTCTGGCTACTGCCGCCGCTGCTGCCGCGGCTGAGTCCGTATTGTCTGGCAGCAGGGAGGCCAGCAGGGTGTTCCAGTCATCGGGCGAAGTGGGAGCGGGCTCTGGGCGTGCCCCCAGCGCCTTCCTAATTCTGGCCCAGGCCTCATTCGCCTCTCGCGCTCGCCGCTCCCGCCTCTCCTTGTCTTCCTGTTCTCGGAGCTTCTCCTTTTCCTTGCGCCCGGTCTCCATAAGCTGCCGCAGCTTCTTCTCATACTGTCGCTTGAGCTCTTTGTTGGGGGCAGTGTCCAGAAAGGCCTCGAGCTGTTCCTCGGTGGCGGGCTTAAAGCCTTCGGCCTCCAGGCGCCAGGCCTGCACCTCCTTCTGTCTGAGCTGATCGTTGTTGTTATTCTTCAATTTCTGCAGGTAACTTAGGAAGCGTTTCTTGAGCTTCCCTGGGATGAGCGTTTGGGAGAGCTGATTCTGCAGCCCAGAGAGTAGTCTCAGGGCATCCTCTGGAGCCTGACCTGTGACCGTCGCATCATAGACCGCCAGTAGACCTGGGAGCAGATTCACCGCCGCGGCCGTCTCCTTTAAGGTGCTGTGAGTAGCAAAATTCTGCAAGGCCACTAGGCGCGCTGGCTCCAGCGTCAGCCGGTTGCCCATCTCGAATGTGTGCAGGGCCTCTGAGACCATGGGGTCCAGGATGCGGTCAATGCCATCCTGCACCTCAGGGTCAAGGACCGGCAAGTCACGATAGAGGTGGTCTATGCTCTCCTCGAAGGAGGCAATGTAGTTATCGATGGTGTAGAAGGTGATGGATTTCAGGATGTTCATCAGGTACTTCTTGGAGCGAACAATCTGCTGTATAGTGTCACGTAGGCGGATGTACGTGGGGTTCTTTGCGGCCCCGACTATCGACCCTGCATTTGCGATGTACTTTTCTATGACGGGGATGGTGAGGGCCGCGGTGTCGGCCAGTGGTGGCGTGGCTTCGGGGTTGTCGTGGTTGGCGGGTGTCGCAGAGGGAGAGGCGGGAGAGATGGGGGCGCCTGGGGCCGAGGCCACACCGGCCAGGCCCAACATTGCCTCGATGTCGTCCAGGATGGTGCGGAGGCGCTTTTCGTTTTCTCTGGTGGTCTCGAGCTCCTTCTGTTTTTTCGCGACTGTCTCAAACTCTGGAAGGGGGGCAATGCTGGGGTCGTCCTCCTCAACTCGCTCCAGGGGCCAGGGGATACCGCTCATATCACTAAGGGCGGTGCCCAGGTAGAGGAGCTCGCGATAGTCCCATTCAATGGACGTGTACCGGATGTTTAGGAGAGGCAGGGAGGCGATGATCTGGCATGTGTGCCGCAGGTGTGTCAGGAGGTCGTCAAAATCCATCACCGTTGGGAGGCTTGGGTCCTCAAGGTAGGAGAGATAATCGGAGGCCGCCGAGGCCACCTTGTCCCTGATGTCCGCCGTACACCTGCGCACGTGCAGGGCCGCATTCTTGGACCGGACGGCCACGTTGTGGACAAAGGGGGGCACTGAGGCGGCGGGAGGGGCCCCATACTCTATCGCTGTCAACAGCGCCAAAAAGCGGACGTCCTCCTCATCTACCCCAGCCTGTTGTCTGGCCACGGCCGTTCGGGCGGCCTCCGCCAGGGATAGGAGGCGCTTCCAGCTCTCGTCGTCCAGGACCAAGGGGACGTCCACGTGCGGGCCCCTGTAGATGGAATTATCCTCGGGTTCTCCTCCTCCTTCTCCCCCCTCCTGATCTCCGCCCGAGAGCAGGTCGGTCAGGCGTCTGCGGGCCGCCTCCAGGTCAAATTTTCCATCGTCGCTCTCGGCCAGCTGGGGAATTTCAGCCAGCATCTTAGCACCGGCATCTACACGGACCGCGTCCTTCGTGGCCAGGGACGGCAGGCAGGCCTCCAGCTTTGCGGCCAGGTGCTCATGGAACTCTCCCGCTCTTCCCTTGTTTTCTGATAGCATGTTTGCGAGGTTTTGGATGTTAAGTTCGGAAGTGAGCAGTTGCTCCAGGTCCAGCGTGGGGACCTGCAGATGTCCCGACCAGTCCTTTAAGAATTCCAGCAGATTTAGCACAGCCGATCGGTCCCTACTCCTTATTAGCCCCTGCTCGAGGACCACTGTCACAAGAAGATAGTCTATCATGCTCAAGGCATCTGCCTCTGGCACTTCCCGGTTAGAGGCCGGGTCGTAGACGATGGCCTGTTCCTGGTAGGTATGTCCGGCTATTCTCGCAATGTTGCTCTCGAGGGGCACAAAGTCCATCTCAGGAGTCTCTATGTCAAAGGTGGTCTGATAGTATTGGCTCCTGGCGGTGTCCAGTGTGATGGGGGACGTGGGGGCACTGGATCCCGATTCCAGGCTGTTGGAGAACACTTCATCTTCGAACATGTCTTCATCCTCTGTGGTGGGGATATCGGAGGCTAAGTCGCTCTCCGCTTCTTCAGAGTCGGACATGGATAGGAAAGGCTCCTCTAGGTCAGACAGGTAGCGGACGAGGCCAGAACCCCCAGATGCATCATCCCCAAAAGAGGGCTGCTGCCCGAAGGGAGGTGATGGGGATATCTCCGTTCCAGCCCTGTCAGCGGCCGAGGGATTGTTTTTTTCTGGTTCGAGTGTCGTGGCTGATGGTGGGAGCTGCTGAGCAGGAGGAGGAGCCGGGGTAGCTGATGGCAGGGGCTGCTGCTGAGGAGGAAGAGGAGAAGGAGCCCGGGCGGCTGACGGCGGGGGG